CTCACGCTGAAACGCATTTATTTTATCTCGTAAAACGGTTTCTATATCCTCTTTAGAAGAATCTACCCACGATAGTGTGCTGTATACGGTTCTTAGATCTAGGGGACATGTTATATTCCCTAACTTTGGGTGAAACCTAAAATATCTCTTAAGAAAGGTCAAATCCTCTACTGGTTGAAAAGGGGTTACTATCTTACCTTTTAAGGAGTCGGTCATGTCCATACCTAATGAGTTAAAAAATTTCTCCATTGTTATTGCATTCAGAAACTTTGCGTAATTAGGGTTTATACACCGATTTAAACGGTCATCTCCATAAACTGGGTCTGATATATTTTGGTGAAACATCATAACGTTAGCAACCTCGCCATTAGCTGTCATCTCTCTATAATACCACATAGCAGTATAGACCCTATTTACTAAACTATTAAAAATGGCGGTTAGCCAGCAACCAGAAGGCAATGAATGTGTTAAAATCCAGGAATCGTCATTAATTACAACAACATTGTGCGCAATATTCAGTAAAATATTTCTCGCAGCCTGCTGTTGATTGCCTTTATAAAACTGTAAAATTTTTTCGGCTACTAAGATCTGAACTTGTACTCTCATACATTTATCATACTTACCAATATCACCTCCCCAACACCTGCCTCCTTGCATACGTTGGTAAAGCTTAGGCCATTCTGAGAAAGGATTTAAGCCTATCATTATTTCATTAAACCATCTTTCTTTCACGATCTTTTTAACCATTTTACCAAAACATTTCTTAGTTAAAACTTGCATGGTGACAGGACTAACTCTAAAGCTTCTTGGTTCTTTCTTCTCTATATTTCGGAGCTCATCCTTCAATGTCTCAGACCACGCAATATCTTTCACTTCCACATCTCCCGTCGACATTTTAAACTCGAATTCCTTATACAAATCTCTAAATCCTGATTTAAATGCTACTTTATCAAAATCAAAACAGTCTAACTTATCTTTAATAGGAAATAATCCATTGGATGATTTTTTGTTAATGGGAGCTAGCATATCATCTCCTTTAACAATTTCACTTTCATTCAAATCATCAAAGTTCTCAAAATATAAGTCCAACAAATCTCCGGCAAACTTTAATTCACTACTATCAACGGGGCCTATTGGCAATCTACTTGATCGTGAAACATCTTTTACTGTATGCGGACCATAAACACTTAAATTGGCAGGGTGTCTAGAGACCTCAAAAACGCCATATAAAGGTGATTTAATAAAGTTACTATTCTTCGGAACGTATACGCTGAGATCCGTATTTATTTTAAGCCCACTACAATCTGATAACTCTTTAGGATTAATCTCAGTAGTTATTTTTAGGCCATTATCTATACTCATAAGATTTTTAAAGATCATGTCTCTGCAGTCTTGCGACCATTGTAATGTGACTCCTACTTTTTTCTCATCATGCCCTGCTACATGCATTCCCAGTATAGAACCTTGATTTGTTACTGCTAAGGTGCCACACATTCCAGGGTAATGTAGATCTTTGTAAGTAATGGGGTCTAACACTTTATTCATTATTTTACCTACAGGATAAATAATAGGGCCATACTGATCCGGCTTAGAAATAATACCATCCATTTTGATTATTTTTCCTGGAAATACCAAACCGACTACGTTTTCTCTACTGAAGGGTTGAAAACAACTAGCTAGTTTAGGAAATGGTGATGGAAACCCATCACTTAAGGATACTATGGCCACGTCGTTTTCTACGTTAAAATAATCAAGTTTAACTGGAGAATGATCTATTATTCTATGATTACGCTTTCGATTCTTGTAAACAACAACTTGAAGATCTCTATTTAATACTAAATGATAAGGAACTAAAAGCTTTCTACCTGAAATTAAACTGTGACAGGAAACTACTTTCAT